CTTCAACGGTTGCCGAAACTTCCGACTTCACTTCTTCAATTTTGGTCAGGTTTTCTGCGCCAATCGCGTCAACCTTTTCCAGCACTTTTTCGATGCTCATTTTGCAAGTCCTTTGTGGATGCGTTTCTCAAGTGCCTTTGCCAGTTCTCGCGCAGTAAGCGCTTCTAGCAAGGCAGTTTCCACCGCATCAGCCTCACGCTGAGTTGGCGTCGTTTCAAGTTGCTTATCGACCGCCTCACGCTGATCGACTGCTTTCTTGAATACCAAAGATGCGGTGGTTGCATCTTTTCTCGACAAACCTGCCTCACGCAAGGTTCGCTCGACCATACGGATGTTTAATTGCCCGGAGGCATCAAACATCTCTAACTTCGTGATTTCGGCATCTGGGTTGTTGGGATACATGACAACCGAGACTTCCCGCAGACCGCCTTTGGTGATTTGGAAATAGGATTCCTCATCAGGCTCATCCATTGGATTACCTTCACCATCAACCCAACAGGCTTCTTCCGCGTATGCACCAACAGAAACCCCACCGAACATATTGGGGGATTCTTTGAGGATTTGGAAAAGGTCCGAGCCGCCAACGGTGTTGAGATACAACCGCCCTTCTGCGGTCATCCCATCATCGTCAAACTCAAACGATGTCCACTCACCGACTGGCATACCAAGGTCATTGTGATTGAGAAACATCGGCAGCGGCTTGCCGGTCTGCTCAAATGCTTTGGCCCAATCTTCAAAACCTTCCGGCTGATAATTGAACCGTCGACCATCTGAGCCTTCTCTAGCGCCCCAAGTAGTGACGCGAGCCTCAATCAGACCGCTTGGGTTTTCTGCCTCGTTTCCGTCCGCTGACAGGCTTACTTTCGCCTCGCAAACCAGAGTCAGTTTTTTCATTGATCACCCCATTATGGATTGCTTGGTTATCGTCTTGTATCTTGTGGGGTGGTTCTGATATTGGAAGTTTAACACCGCTTTGCTTGACTTGGGAAGTCAAGTGCGCTAATGCCTTCTTCAAAGAATTCATTAGGTTGTTCCAATGTTCATCCGGCGGGTTTGCCCACCGCCACCGCCACCAGTATCTTGCGGAGAACTGCCGGGAATAGGCTTGTCTGAGGAAGTATCACTTCCAACAAGCTCATCGCCGCCTTCCATGCTCTTCATGCTCAGATATTCCCGAGCCTCATTCGGCGTCATAATTCCGGCCTTAACGCCAGCAGATACAAAGTTCATCTGATCAAGCGCCGCGCCTTTGAGGAAGTCTTTCGTATCAAACCGGACGCACAGGTTTGGATACCCCTTCAAAAGATGTTGCTTGAGCTTCTGTTCAATGTTGATGATCATCGGATACATGGTGGTTTTGTAAAACTCATCCAGCATCGTCTGAGTATTATTGTATTTTTGATCATCAATGCCAATCATGGTTGGCGGGACTGAGAATAGTCCGCAGATGCGCTTCATGGTTTGAATCTTTAGCGCAGCGGCTTCCGCGTCTTGCAGAGTCAACATATCAATCGGGGTATAGGTCATACCCTGATCAAGCAGCATCCCTTGACCAGCTTTAGACGGATCGCTGCTGCGGCTTCCTGTCATCTGGTTCCACGTTTCCTTGATGCGGCTTGCAACCTCTTTGAACTTTGCATCAGGAATTACTTGATCGGTTGTAAACATCCCCGAGGGTTTAGCCCCGTTCTGCATAATAAAGTTGGCATAGATGTCGATGTCTTGATCGAGCGCAACCAATTCGCTTGCAAGGATGCCCTTGTTGAAGCCGCTGCTGCCTTGCCATGCCGCTTCTTTGATATGCATGACTTGGTGGTAGTCCAGCGGCTGATCTTTGCTGAAACCGTAGCTTGGCGTAGACAGTCGGTATTGCGGATACCGCGTTGGCGTCAGGATGACCGAAATTAGCGTCGAATCGAGGTTATACATCTCGATTGGCGTCAGGTTGGGGTCTTTCTGATCCTTCCTCCACCACAGGGTGAATGACTCCCCTGCGAGGTCTTGCCACATACACCATTGATACCAGAATTCATATTGGTTCTGGAAGTTGTTTGGGTTGTGCAGCAGGTTCAGGACTTGCTTCGCTTTTGCCTTGTCGCGGGGTCCGACTGACGAATCACGGATGGCATCGACAAAAGTTCCATCGTCATTCTTCGACATGATGGACAAAGAGCATTGGGCCAGCGCTCGCGCCTTAGCCCCGACGCAAGCCATGACCGTGGAGTTGCGCGTCAACGCCGATATATCAAGAACACGCCCCGCAACTGTGGTGCTGGAGGTGGTGACATACAGCAGTTGTTGTGCTGTTTGCCCTTGATTTGCCGATCCATAGACGACTTGATTGCCAAGCTGAAGCTGCCCAAGAACCGTATTAGACTCAGCAAGAGTTTTGTCTTTACGCTTGAAAATGTCCAGAATCGCCATGTTTTACCCCAGTTTTTTGCTGATTCTACTTAAAAACTTCTGAACCCAAAAGAGGAATTGACGAATGGGTTATCGAGCGAGCAATGCATGGCGATAATCATAGCAATGATTCCATCAACTTTTGCGGCTTTATCAGCCTCGTTCTTTCGCACTTTGATGTTGGAATTTACGTCCACGAACAGTTCGCAGTTGCCAAGTTGCCATCCAACAAACGGGTTTCCATCGTGACGGATTTGCTTGTTCAGGATCAGTTTCTCCACGAACTTTGACGGATTGTTTAGGACTGCCATTCCCTGCCCAACCTTTTTCACCGGGACGCCAGCCTCGTATAGTTTAGACACTAAGGATGCTGCGTTATAGGCATCGTATCCGACTTCCTTAACGTGATACTTGTCGCACTCCTGCCGGATGTAGTCAAAGATTTGCCGATCATCCATCACGTTACCCTCCGTCAACTGGAGGATGCCTGAGTTGATTGCACTACGGAAAATGTCGAGATAGTGCTTGGGTATTAGCTCAACCCCATCTTCCGGCAAGAAGAACTTGAAGTCCACTTCATAGTCCAGTTCCCCGTACCTGCGAAGCGTACACACAGCGTTCAAGTCGCGGGTAGCTGCAAGGTCAAACCCAATAAACACGGACTCAGGATCGGGCCTAGCCTCTTTCCTGATAGCCGCAGGATCATCCCAATAAGCACGATCAATCCATGCCGTGTTTGCGCTTACATAGACGTTGAGGGTCTTGCAAAGGAACTCGTTGAGCGCTGCTGGCTTATGCCGAGCTTCATCTGCTCGCATTTGGATCGCTTCCTCAAACACGCTAATCCCATGCATCGGATTGACCTTGTGCCAAATTGACGGGTCTTTCCAATCGTCAGAAGGATCGGGTCTGTATAGCAACCCAAACCATCGAGGATTGTCTGTTGCCTCGCCATTGAGCATGGCTTCTAGCATCAGCATATCCTCATAAAACTTCGTGTCCTTGGTGAACGATGCCGTAGTAATATAAATCCGCAGGGGGTTCTGGCGAGCAACCATCCCCGAATGCAGGACTTCTATTGAGTTGCGATCTACGATCTGCGCTGCTTCGTCCACGATCACGCAGGATGGGTTCTTACCGTCTCCGGTCTTTTTGGTGTCCCGCGACAGCGCTCTGAACATGGACTGCGTATCGCCAGCCTTGGCGATCTGCCACTTGGATGGCGCGAAATAGTCAGCCATTGCAGCAGGCATCGTTTCGATAAAACCCTTTGCAGCGTCAAAGACAATCGTGGCTTGCTCGCGGTTTGTAGCGAGGGTGAATACCTCTGCACCTACCTCTCCGAAAACAAGCTCATAGAGCGCTATAGCGGCTGTCAGGGTGGACTTTCCTGCCTTCCTTGGGATGAACAGGATAACGTCCGTCACCATCCGCTTTGATAGATCACGCTTGGATCGGAATCCATAGACCGCACAGATAAAGAAAATCTGAAACGGCTCAAGCACAATAGGCTCGCCAGCTTGCGGACCCTTTGTGTGCCGCAGGTTGCTGGCAAAGTCGAGAACGTGCTGCGGGAAGTCAGGGTCAAAGACCCATTCCCACTCTTGATTCTCATACTGGTTAATAAACCGCTGACACGCTAACCGAATATCCCGGTTGACATTGATCGTCCCTTTGGAAACGTCAATCGCGTATCGAACACCCCTTTGCCAGTCCATCTCACCCTTTCGGTCCACGCATCAA